CTCTGTAACCTTGTGGGATCATTCCCATTGATGCAACTGCGTTAACATCGTTGTCTGCTGTTCCAGTTCTACCTGCAGATTTCATCAATCTTTCAGCTGTAAACTGTAACTCACTAGGAATAATCATTTTAACTCCTCTTGCAGCAATTTTCAGACCTCTTTCGTCTGTTAGTGCAGCAATGTCAATTAATGATTGCTCTAATGAAGTTTCGTTTAAGTCAGCTTGCGTTGTTAATGTGTTTTTCACATTACCTGCAATTGTAGGGTGTGATGTACTGAATAAGTTCGCACCATCACCTGATGTGAATTTTCCAGTTGTCACACTTGGTAATCCATTAATTAATGGATTAACAGACTTAACTTGTTTTGTGTTCGCCATAGATCTAGCTAATGCTTTTGTATATCT